TTCCCTGCCATGGGTGGGGAAGGCGAAGCTCCCGAAGGCGACAAGGCCAACGGCGATAAGACCGACGGCGATAAGACCGACGGCAAAGAGGGTGAGGACGGGGGCGAGGTTCCCGAGTCCTATTCTCTTGACAAGGTGGAGCTGCCGGAAGGCGTCGAGGTAAGCGATGCGCTGCTCGAGAGCTTCACCCCCGTGGCCAAGGAGCTGGGCTTGTCGCAGGAAAAATTCGACAAGGCCGCGAAGTGGTTTGCGGAACAGCAGGCCGAACAGGAGCAGGCGCGTACGAACGAGCTTATCCGGTTCTTTGACGATCGGGACAAGACGCGGCTTGACGCGCTCCGGGCTGACGCCGAGGTAGGCGGGGATCGTCTGCGTGCGAGCCACCAGCTCGTGAACCGGTTCCTGAAAACCTTTGATACCGACGGCGAAGCGGTGAAGTACCTCGGCGAAATGCGCGAGCAATTCAACCCCGCGCTGTTCAAGATATTCCACCGGGCAGCCAAAGCAATGTCCGACGATGTACTGGTCGGCGGAAACCCGCCGAAGGACGCGAGAGAAAAGCCTGCGTATGAGCGCATGGGCTGGAAACCTCTCGAAGAATACTCGAAGAAATAACCACCATACGGCAGGAGGATACCTAAGATGCCCGCAACTTTTAATGCCGCGCAGGTGTACACCCTCGCGGAAATGCAGCAGTTTTACGAGCCTGACGGCTCCCTCTCGACGCTGATTAACATGCTCAAGCAGGACAACCCCATGCTTGAACATGCCAAGTGGCGCGAGGGCAACCAGACCGACGGCCACAAGCACAAGATTGTGACCAAGCTGCCGCGCCCGGCGTTCCGCCGCCTGTACAAAGGTGCCAACTATACCAAGTCCGGCGTGGCCGCTGTGCATGACACCTGCCGCCAGATTGTTGACCGCTGGGCGGTGGACGTGGACGAGTTGCAGATGTACGAAGGTCCGGCAGCACAGAATGCTTTCCGCATGCAGGAAGGCGCGTTGCATGTCGAAGGCATGCGGCAGTTCTTCTTTGAACAGCTCATTTACGGCAACATGGACGTCAATGCCGACGAGATCCGCGGGCTGCATGCGCGGTACCCCTACAAAGACGCCCCCGGTGTTATCGACGCCGGAGGGACTACCGGTGACATGTGCTCCGTGTGGGGCATTGCGTGGGCGGACAACAACGACCACCGCGGCCTGACCTGCATCACCCCCAAGAATATGAAAGCCGGATTGCAGCACAAAGACCTCGGCGAGTTCGACGCCTTCGACGAAGACAACAAGCCTTACCGGGCGCTCGGGGATGAATGGAAATGGAATATCGGCACCGCGCTGGGCGACTGGCGTTATGTCGTGCGCATCGCCAACATTCCCGTGGCCAACCTCGGCAAGCCCGTAGGGGATGCTGATTACGTTGACCTGAAAGACCTTTTCATCAAGGCCAAGTACGCGCTTTGCACCGCGGCCCGCCGCCGTGTTCAGTGGTACGCGCCTAACGCAATCATGGCCGCCCTTGAAAAGCAGGCCAGCGACAAGGACAACGTGCACCTGCGCTACGGCGAGTATTTCGACTCGAAAGACGTGCTCATGGTTAACGGCCGCCCGATCTTCGAGTGCGAGGGCATGCTGGAAACCGAAACCCCACTTATCGCCACCCCGGCCTAAGTGGCGGAAGCGAGACCTTAACGAGGGGCTGAAACGCCCCTCATAACCAAATAAGGGAATGACCCATGCTTGATAATCTCGCGATCTTTTCCGATCATCAGGCCATTACCGGCACCGCGTTGTCGGCGAAGGCCATTCAGTTTATGGACCACGTGAAGACCGGTGAGCCCGTGAAGCTCCTGCTCCGCGTGACGGAAGATTTCAACAACCTTACGAGCCTGACCGTTGAGGTGCACGTTTCGGACACCGAAGGTGGCTCGTACACCAAGCACACCACCGGCCCGACCATCGTCGCCGCGGACCTGAAAGCGGGCGCGGACCTCGGTATCCGGTTCCTGCCGCCTGTCGGCAAGCCTTGGGTGAAGCTCAACTACGTTGTAGTGGGCACCGCCCCGACCACCGGCAAGGCGTTCGCTGCCGTCGTCGAAGGCGAAGACTACCCGTGGCGCGACGGACTGTATTTCAGCCCCCGCAACCCTTCGGGTGCTGCTGCCACCGCTAAACCCTAGAAAGGCGGTGTGACATGAAACTGATTTGCACACGTCAGTGCTTCGCCGGGCGGATGTTCCTGCCCGGTGACGCCACCACGGAGGAACAGCTCAAGGCGATGGGGGTTCCCGAAGTGCCCGTGCATTTTGTCCCCGCGGGCTCCGAAGAGGCCGCCGAGGTTTCACTGGATGCGGACGGGAACGGTTTTACCACCAAGGACGAAATGGTGGCGTGGCTCAACGCCAAGGGGATTCATTTTCCCCCGAGCGCCAAGAAAGCCGACCTCGCCGAGCTGATCAAGATTGAAATGGCCAAGCGCGACGACCTCATGGCGTAGCACGGCCAGCACAAACGGATAGAGCGGGGGCTTCGGCCCTCGCTTTCCAAGGAGCCCCCGATGCCCTCGGATGAACATATTTGCAGTATGGCGCTCCGCGAGGCGGGGCTCACCACCACCATAGCCAGCCTCGACGAAAACTCCCCCGAAGCCCGCGCCTGTAAGCTTTTCTACCACAACACCCGCGACACCGTTCTGCGTGATCACCCTTGGAATTTTGCGCAGAAGTCTAAGCGCCTTTCACAGGTGGCCGCGCCCGACGGGTACGACGACTATGATTATGTCTATGTGTACCCCGTGGACTGCATAAAGGCCCGCGTCGTCCGCGCGTCCGGAGACAAGACTCCGCGCGAGTTCGAGGTGCGCCACCATCCCACGGAAGACTACCGCGTTATCCTGACTGATCAGGCCGCGGCCATTCTCGACTACACCATGGTGGCCGCTAACCCCGACGTGTACGATGCGGGTTTTGTGGACGCGCTGGCGCTCCGGCTCGGTGCGCGACTGGCTGCGGACCTGCGTAAAGATTTGCAGACAGAGCAGGCGCTGCTCACCAAGTACGCTAATTTCATAGAGCGCGCCCGTCTGGCTGACAAGCAGGAAGGCAAGCCCGACACCATCGAAAAAGTCCCGTGGGTCGAGGCGCGCACGGTATGGGGGCGCAGAGCATGAGCCCGCTCATAAACGCTATCAAGCGTAATTTCACCGGCGGCGAGGTGGCACCCACGTTTGAAAGCCGCGACGACGTGGCAAAGTATTCTTCGGCCTGCCGCGTAATGGAAAATTTCATACCGCAGGTACACGGCGGCGCATACTTTCGCGGCGGCCTGCAGCTCGTCGGGGAGCTACCGGCACCGTTCGTCGTTATCCCCTTTGCGTTCAATACCGACCCTGAGGATACGTACGCGCTGTGCTTTTACCCCGGAAAGCTCCGGATAGCGCAGGGCTTCGGCATGGTAATTGACTCCTCGTCCGTCGTTGTCGAGGTTGATACGCCGTTCACGGTAGCAGACCTGTATAAGCTGCGGTACACCCAATCCGCTGACGTTGTGTATCTATCCAGCAGCGGGGCGCATCCACTCCACAAGCTCACACGGCTTGCCCACGATAATTGGACACTGGCTCCCACGGGCGGCGCAGGTACGTGGCATGGCGCCGCCAGTTCGTTCACCCTGCGTTATGTTGTTACCTCGGTGACGAACACCGGCAAGGAGTCCGTGGGTTCCTCACCTGTGGAGATCGCGGACGCGAAGTACGCCACGGACTGGACGGAAGGGGAGTATGTTTCCCTGACGTGGGATGCTGTGACTGACGCGGTGGAGTACAATATTTATAAAGAGGACGGCGGCCGGTACGGCTTTGTGGGCACTGCCAAGACAACGACGTTCCGCGATGATAATTACAGTCCGGATATGTCCGACTCCCCGCAGGCGGAGTATCTGCCCTTTGCGGACGGCAACCACCCGCACAGCCTCGCGTTGCATATGCAACGGCTATGGGTCGGCGGTGCGGCGAAAAACCCGCGTACGCTGTACGCCTCGCGCATTGGTGACCTCGAGAATTTCAACAAGTCTTTCCCGTTGCAGGACGATGATTCCCTCGAGCTGCCGCTGGACACGAGCGACGGGTCAGGTTCGGGCCACGGTTCCGTGAGCGTCATTCAGTGGCTGTGCCCGTTCAGCGATTTGCTGCTCGGTACGGCGGCGGGGGAGTACAAGATCGCAGGGGCGGGCGGCTCCGGTCCGGTGACGGCGGGGAGCAACGAAGCGAAGCCTCAAAGTCATTGGGGTTCCGCGGACATATCGCCGCTTGTTATCGGGGACTCCATGCTCA